CGAACTTTTAGAGTGGAGTATCGTGCCGTTAGGCTCAAACCCCGAATAAATGGCAGCGGTATAAAACTTTTGCTTCATATCGAGATCGCCACGCAAGAAAAAGTTTATGTTACTTTTTACATACACGGTGCCGCGCTCTTTTGATGTGAACAGTTTGCGGTTTAATTCCTGCTCTGCCGGGATTACCCAACGCATAAGCGTGTATTGTACATGCTCTGTACTTTGCTGGTATATATTACTGTAGTTGGCGTTATCCAGGTTTTTAAGTTTGTGCGGCGCTATATTAAGCCAGCGGCACACCTCCAGCACACCGTTTTTATTAGTTTCTAAAAACTGAGCTTCGGCAGGGGTAACGCTCACCGGCGTGTAACTCATATCATCATCCAGGAACCCAACTTTATTAACACCTGTTTTAGACCACGCCGATTTAACGCCGTCCATTATAGCATCGCGAATTTCTTTTTTAGGGTAGGCATTCTTTGCGGTAATGATACCGGTAGTCATACCCCTGTTTTTATACACTTCGCCGGCGTATTCCTGAGCATCGAGATTTACGCCTAAAGAATGGGCCGCATATTTTATAATGCTCACACCCATTTTACCATCTATAGAAAAACCTTTAAAATGCAGTATATCATCGCCGGGAATAAGTTCGCCGCCATGTGTGTAGTACAATTCATCATCTTTTTCGGTAACGGTAACGTTATCCAGGAAGCGCAATTTTTCTGGCCGGCCGGTACTGTTGTTGCGCACCACCCTTACGTAACAATTGCCGGGGGTATAACAACGAATTCGCACCACCTTCCAGAAATCAAACGCCGCCATAGACGGGTTTGGCTGCATAGAAATAAGGTAGTTTACAGGATGCTCTTTAAATTCAAGGCGGTTATTGCCGTCTTTTTTATACACCCCAATGGGCAGCATAGCCAAATCACTGCTGATAATATCTATAGCATTAAAAAACGCACTAAGCGTAAATGCACTTTTACCGTTTGCCAGGGTACCGCTGCCAAAGCCAAATAACCCACCAAAGAAACCGCCGCCCTGTTGTTGCGGTGCGGAATCCTGCGCGGTAAAAGCCCTGCTTAGTAAGCCCATAAACATGTGGTTTGATGGAGCTAAAGTAGGGCAGGGGTTTTCTTTAAATATCGGTCAATGACGGGTTTGTAACAAAAAAAATCCGCACAGGGCGGATTTTATATACAGGTTGTTGAAATGTAGATTTTTTATGTACGGATGATAGATTTTAGGCATCAGACCGCGCAACCTCATAAATATTCTTTACAAAAACATACAGCTCTAACACAATGATGCCGTAAATCAGTATTTGCCTTACCAGGCGTGCCTGTATCCAAGGCCAGTCTAACAATAGGGTAGTAGCAAACACCACCACAACCATAAGCGCCACCAGGGCAGCGAGTTTTTTTTCTTTAGCGTCCATTATTATTTTTTAGTTGTTTATTACGCCGGGATATGTACCGATTAAACGCTTTGTAATCATTATACCTATAATGCCCCAGCAAATCAAAATGCAATTCGTTTACATGGTCAAAACACGCTTTATTTGTAGGGAAATTTTCCTTTTCCGGCAACTTGTTAAACCAATATTGATAAAACCCATCAGCCGTACAGATCTTTTTAACCAAATCTAATTTTTCATGAAGTTTTTGTACAGAAATCTGGTTTGCGAGTTCTAAATGATCCATAGGTTAAGGTATTGATTTTAGTGGTTATATACATTAAAAGTAACGCAACGAAAACGATTTAGTATGCGTTACAGTATTTAAATTTTGCATAAGCGCAATTTGTAATCATTCTTATTAAAATTAACAGTTTTCGCGGCACAGGCCGGGGCAAACGCATTCGCCGTTACCTTTGTAACATTGTTGTTTTAGGGCGGTTACGGTTTCGGCAGCGGTTACATTAATGCCGTTAAACTTCAATCGCTCTTCCAGTTCTTTGTAATCCGCATCCAGGGCATTTTGCTCGGCTTTTAACTCGGCATAATCACTTTCAAAAGAGATAACCACGGTAGGGATAGGTTCATCTTCAATAGACTCACGATCAAAACTAAAAAACATTTCAGTATCCAGGTCTACTTCAAAACCGTAATACAAACCTTCAGGACTAGGATCGCCCGAAGCTTCGTAAGCGCTGCGCTCACTATCCATAACCACGACCGGCGCATCCTGCGGCATTGTTTGCAGACAGGCAATTAGTTCATGTACTTTCATAATTGTTATATTAATAAATTGTTTAATTTTTTTAAATGTTCAATTTCCTCACGCAGCGCCTCAATCTTATTATTTTTCATTTCCAGGAACCGGTTAAGCCGCGCCACTTCGTTTCTTTTATCGTTATACTTTTCTAATACAAAAAGGAGCACGGCGGTACCGGTGGGCAGGGCTTCGGCATCGGCAATATCCTGCATAAGTTTGCGCTGCAGCGGGGTGAGGCCCCGGATGTACACCATTTTGCCGATCATTACTTTAGATTGTTAGATGTGAGATGTGAGACGTTAGATAATAGACTGCACACGTAGTTAAAATGTAGATTTTTTAACCCCTGTTGAAATAATCATTAAGGGAGTTATGAAGCTGTTTAAAATATTCCTTATCACCATACAAAAACTCAACTTCGGATATTTCGCCATCCGTGATATTTTCAATATCATTCTCAGTCCATAAATCAGGATATTTACCAAAAAACACACCCGCGGTAACCGCAATTTTGCGCACATGCTCTTCAGGATATAAATGTTCACCCTCAGGATTAAAACGATCTACAGCACCGTTAGCGTAAGCAATTTCTTTTATCAGCCTGCGCGCCATATCCAAAGGACTTGGCAAAACCGCTAAATTTTCACTATTTTCCATAATTTTATACTTGTTATTGATTTGTAGATTTTTTAATCCGCATAAAGCGCCCTGATCTCTTCAGGGGTCATATTATTGTACTTACTTTCGCCGGTATCGCCTTTACCGCTCATGCTGCCCGCCAGGGCGTTTATTGTTGCGGCAATGCCATCTATACGCGCCACGCTGCCGGCCTGCGTTTTATCGCCTTTACGTATCATCATGTTACCTTTTGTATCGTAAATGGGCACACAGCGCGATATCATCCATTTTAAGATAGGGTTACCATCATGGCGAATTTTACCATCGGCAATTAGCGCTTCAAACTCTTTTGTAGGCTCGGTAAGGGTGGGCATTTGTTGATTAAGTTCAGATACATTTATTTCTGCCACTTCTTTACCATCTTCAATAACCGGTTCCTGAAGCATGGTTAACAAATCGTGGGCGTTCCACGGGTCAAATTCCACCCGTTCTAAATTAAAATCATGAAAACCATGCCTTATAACTTTAGAAACCACCTTATAATCTACCCGATTACCCTCCGTAGCGATTAATAAACCTTTGTCCATCCAGTCTACATACGGCACTTTATCGGCCCGGCTGCGAATGAATATGGTTTCTTTGGGGCAAAAGAAAAACGGCACCATATAACGCATATCTTCTTCATCGGGTTCGCTAAGCATTACAAATGCGGTTAAATCCAGTTTACTACTTAAATCGCCACCGCCGTACCCGCCAAAATGCAGGAACTTTTCCCGAACCTGGTCGGGCGTAAGGCTGTGCTGGCATTTATCCCACGTTTCGCCCAATATCCACGAACTGGGGGCATCCAGCCACATGTTTAGGTTTTTTGTCTTAAACTCCCGGCGTTTACTAAGCTGAATTTGCGTTTCGGCATAAAATTTACGCAGTTCGGTTATGCTAAGGCCATTACCCAAAAGCGGGTTACACTTTATCCAGTTCTCTTCTTTCTCCCAATTGGCCAGTTCGCCCGCTTTGCGCCCCTCTTCATCGGGTTCTTTTATATCTTCGGGATCCATTTCGTGAATCATCGCAAAAATGTGGTCGGCCTCTTTAATACCGTCCAAAATGGGCAGTATCATTTCGTCCTCATAACGCCGGCAGGGGCTTTGCAAATTAAAACCGCGGGTGGTAATGTGGTACATGAGCGGTTGTTCGAACAATACCGTGGCGCTTTGCATGTTTTCTTTAATACGATCGTCTGGGTGGGCGTGGTACTCGTCTACAATGCCCAGGTACACCTGAATACCATCCTGTTTATCGGGATCTTTATTAAGGGCTTTCATTTTTGCCGAAAGCGGCCCGAAAATTACTTCGTCGCGCTGGGTAAAAAAACCCAAAGCCTTTAAAATAGGGTTGGCATACATATTGTTAATGAAACTTTTTGCCTGCTTTAAGCACAGTTTTGCCTGGTGCTCTACCGTTGCGCCAATAAACACCTGGGCTTCGCTCACTTTTTCCATACTCATCATGTACAGCGACAGGCCCGCCATTTCGGCCGTTTTGCCGTTCTTTTTGCCCCGGCAGTCGTACACGGTACTAATGCGGCGCTTACCGGTGGCGCGGCTTTTCCACCCAAAGATGTTGTACATGGTAAATTGCTGGAACGGTGCCAAAACAAACGGCTGCCCCTGTAATTTGCCCACCGTGTGGTTAAGGGCGGCAGGGAAAAACTTAATTACTGCCATACCGCTCTTATGGTCCAGGTAAAACCCCTTATCATCGGCCTCATCTATCCACCGGTAAAAGCGTTTCACCGCCTGTTTTACCCTGCGGCCGGTAACCACGGTGCCGTTACGCACATTTTGCGCGTACTGGAACGGTACAGATGAAAGCATTTCGGGGGTTAGTTGCATTTTTTCAGACTGGGAGATATTAGATTTTAGATGTTAGATTTTAAATTATGAGCCAAATTCAGATTTACTTACACTGGCAACGGTGGCAAAACCGCGCTCCAGTTCGGCAATAATGTACCTAAGATGCGCCGCGCTGTCCCAATACCCTTTTTCGTGTGCCTGGTGTATATTACCTACCAAACCCTGAACAAATACCATTGTTAACGATTTTGTACCGTCAGCGGTGGGCAAACCATCGCTATCTAAATACTTCGTAGCATCGAGATTATTCGATACATCTAAATTGAAGTCGGTTTTTACCAAACTTGATTTACCCGTACTAGGCTTATGCTTTAGCGTTATTTCGCAAACGCCCTGAAATTTAAATTCCATATTAATAAGGATTATTGGTTAAATCTTCACGTTTTACAATTTGCACCCACTTATCATTTTTAGCGTTGTACAGGGTGTCATGATTATTATCTTCAAAAGACCGGCGTTCGTGCGGTGGCTTTGCATATGCTTCGAGATCGCCGTTTGCAGCCACTTCAAAATAATCGCCTTCAACAAGATCAACAGCGTGGTCTACATATTTTATTGCCACCCCTTTGCGGTACCCGCGCTTTTGCGCTTCTTTAATCAGATCCATAATCAAAAGGTTTTACCAAACATTATTAAAACTTTCAGGTTTCTCACATTTTTCAAACTCCACAACCCACACCCAGGGATTTGCCGCCCAGCTTTCGGGGCCGTTTATGCTTTGCCAAAGGGTTTGGTAGGAATGAATTGAATAACTAGTACCAGGCAAAGGATTTTTTAAATAATTACGCCACCAAAACATACCTTCACGAAGCCACTCAATACCCTCCGCCACGGCATCGGCCTCGGTAATATCCTGCAGGCGCTCTACACGGATGTTTTTAATTTTAAGGAAAAGGCGGCAGGCGGGTTTAGGCATGTGTATGGAAGATTTCCATCGCTTTTTACCCCATTCAGGATGATCCGGGTGCGTTTCTTCTTTAGAATCTGCCTTGAAAACAATATCTAACTTATCAGGATTATAGTACCATGGGATTGCGCCACTTTTTTCGGATTGCGTAACCTCATTTTTAAGCGATAAAGCCCACGTTTCCCGAACCCAAAGGATATCGCCAGGCGCACCGTAAGGGCATTTTACTTTTTCGGTATTGCCGGGCTGCACAAAAACGGCATAGGTTGCGTTTTTATCGCCCTCACTTATTTCCTGCAGCACGGCACACTCCCACGCACCGGGGTTTTCGTTTACCGCTTTTAACCCTTTGGTACGGCGGGTTTGTGTTTTGGTATCGTTTTGCAGCGCCTGTACCATTGGGGTACTGTAGAGTATTGGGGTTGTTTTCATATTTTTTGAGATTTTAGGGGTGGGATTTTACTCGCAAATAGCGTAAACCGATTTACACCCATTCACTTCAGGATCATCGGCAAATAAATCACCGGTTGCTTTGCGGTCCTGTAAATACCGTATAACATCGTCTATGTAAGGAAATGTTTTAAGGCCTTTTTTTGTCATTACTTTACCGGTGTGGTAACGCGCCGGAATATAACCGGGACCAAAGAAAGAACTGCCGGTTTTACGTTCGGCATCACGAATTTTTTCTATTACTTCAGGGTAGTTTAACCGAATAATATCCATCTCTTCTATCGTTGCCATAACACAGGGAAAACACCCAATACGCGACACTCCCAAAAAATAGAGCGGATTTATTGAAAATCCTTTGTTTAAAGAATAATAAATAACCTCGTTTGCCGTAGCATTAAAGAACGGCCGCTCTACATCATCGGCATATTGTGCGCAAAACGCAAAAACATCTTCTTTACGGTAGGTATGGTACTTTGCATCTTCTTTACCCTTTGCCAGGCGCGCTTTTGCCTTTGCAAGTTTTGCGGCCTGCACGTTGTTAAGCTTTGGCATTGCCGATAACCTCACAACTATTTTACTATTGGTTTCGTACGGCTCAAAATAATATTTAAAATACGTGCACTGTGCTTCCATTAACGAACGTTCGGGGCTTTCATCAGCGCGGATACCCTGATATATTATAACATGGCTGTTGAGGCTCAAAATATAGTCTATCATAGGCTCTACCTTTAAAAACACAGTACAAATCCTTGTTTGTGATGAAGGGAAACGTTTTTTTTCTGCCATCCCCACCATACCATCAAATTTGTGAGAAGTAAGGTTTACAAATTCACAGCCTAATTGTTCTATTAAATAATCAATATGCTTATAGGTTATTTCATGATCCCATTTAACATCGCAAAACACCGCCGTTACATTTTGAGGCCCAAACTTTTCACAAGCCCAAATTAATGTTGCCTGCCCGTCTTTACCGCCACTTAACCCTACTACTCTTTTAATTGCCATAACATATTTTCTTCAAAATCATTTTTTACATGTTCCCACACCCGCCAGTTTGCACCAAAGCCGGGCGGTATTTTACCTTCGGCATTAAGCACATTAAAAATTTTGCC